CTCCTGCTGCACTACCAAACAATTTAGCTAATATATCTTTCATTTTTTAACTTTTAATAATGTTTCTGCACTTGGTCTATCAACTGGAGTGGGTACAGATTTAACTTTAGAACCACTTGATGTATTTCCACTTGATGTATTTCCACTTGTTCCTCTATTGTCTCTGTATTTCCATTGATAATTTACACCAGAATTAAAATCATTGTAATAATAGTTTCTATAAACAGGATAATAAGAGTGGTACATATTAGGTCTAATGCGTTCTATTGGCACAAGTATAGTGTCACCTTCTAAAGTTACAGCAACTATATGAGAAGCAGTTTTTGGTGGTGTATAATTTCCACATCCTAATAATAATAAAAAAAATATTATTAGTAAAATAGGAAACAATAATTGTCCTAAAGATATTTTCATCTTTTATATATTTTATCTTCTATTTTATCCAATCTTTTATTCTTTTCTTCAATTTGTTCTTCTAAAAATTCTATTCTTTGTTCTATAATATCAAATGATTGTGCAGGTGGTAATTTTTTAGCTACTTCAATTTCAGCTTTATTTAAATCTATTTGTTTTGTTAATGTTGAATAAGTCATTGTAATACTTATAATACCACCAATCACTAATATTAATGTTTTTAAATCTAAATTTAAATCTGGTTTGCCATCTCCATCAATATCTACACCCACCTCTTGTTTCATTTGTCAATTTGTTTTAATTTGTTTATTGCCCATTCAACTCCAGATGTACCACCCCAAGCATCCCACATTATGCCACCACATCCTTCACTATAAGGAACATCTTTATTTTGTTGATGTCTTTTAAAGGATGCCATTCTTGCAATAGTATCTCTTGTTATTTTTTTATTATTAGCAAGTTGATTTGCTCTTGTCCAACCTACTTGTGTTCCACAATCACTTCCATTTTTTTCTTTATATTCTATTGCTCTTTTAGCATTATTACTTGCTGACTTAGGATAATCATTATAAGATTCTAATTCTAAAGAACCTCTAAAAGAATCATAACAAATTGCAATTGCTTGAGATTTATTGTGATACTTCATTAACTCTGGAACACATCTCATCATGAAACTACTTTGTTTTTCATTTTCTTTTTTTTCTGGTATTGGCATATTAGTAAAGTTTTATATGTATTGCAAAAAGTATGCAATAAACATTAAATTCATGATAATCATTTAAATTTTCTTTTGGATAATAACTAAATCCCAACAACGGACCAACTGTAAATCTTTCTATTATAGCAAACTCATATTTCATTTGCAGCCAACACAATCTTCATAGACCTTGTAAATACCTTTTCTTTTTGTTACTAAAACTTGTTTTCTATTATCCTTCTTGCTTTTATAAGAAACATGAAGCCAAACAGGTTCATTTCCAAATTCCCAAATTAGTTGGTCAAAATCTAAATTGTCTTTTATATAATGAAACATCTCAAGATTACTTTTACCACCCATAGATGTAATATCAATTGCTAATCCTGATAAATGTGCAGAACTTAAAGCACCCCCAATTTTTGTATTTAATTCTTCACCTCTAAACATACTATTTACTTTGATAGGTTTACCTACCCATTCTCTTAAAGGTTCAAATATTTTTTCTGCAACCAGTTCCATATTTTTAATATGGTCAGATTTAGGTTTGTTGTCTAAACCAAATTTAGTTGCTGTTAAAGAATATGTTGCTTCTTTATAACTTATGTGTTCACTTATTTTTTTCATACATTAAATACCATTTGTGAGCTGTGTACAGGATAGTGATTGTAAGTAATACAATCTTTAAAATCATATCAATATTTGTTAAGCTCAACGTAAAAGCTGAGAAATTTATTATATATAATTTCATATCCTGTATGCTCATTATTATTCTTCTATGACTTTATAAGAACCATCTTTTAAATCTATGTTTATTTTTCCATAAGATTCTTCAAGTGCTTTTTTAGATTCTTCTTGTTTTCCTATTTGTTCAATTTGCATTTGATTTAATGCTGCAATTTGTCCACTTAATACTCCAATATCATTTCTGATAGCACCAAGTTTTTGCATTTGTTCTTGTAAATCTTTTAATTCTTCTTTTGTAATTTTTGACATTTTATTAATTTTATGATTAGATTCAAATATACTAATTATTTACAATTACAATTCTTTTCAAGCATCTCAACTTTAGCAGTTAGTTCTTGTATTGACTTAACTAATAAAGGAACTATTTTAGAATAATCAACTGATTGCATTTCTTCTGCATCTTTTTCGCCATTTACTGCTTGAGGTAAAACTTCTTCAAGTTCGTGAGCCATAACTCCATAACTTCTGCTTTCATCTGTTTTCCATTTAAAGTCATAAACAGGTATTTTAGAAACCATATCTAAACCTGCAAAGTCTTTTAAATCTTCTTTTAATCTATAATCAGAAGAGGTGTTATAAGAAGTTGCAGAACCTGCTGTTGAAATTTGACCAACATTATTACTGCTAAAATTGCTAAATACTATTTGATTCCTTGCAGCGGTAGTAGCAACAGTACAAACAATTGGAGTATGATTGTCTAAACTTGCATCCCCAACTTGTAAACAATAAAGATTAGAACTATCATAATCTACAGTTCTACGAATAAAAACTTGCCCTTCTTTTGTAATACGCATTCTTTCTTGAATACCTGCTCCTCCAGCTGCAGTCCAAAATCGTAAATTAGCAGCGTTATTAGCAGCTTTTCTATTTGCACTAATCATAGCAGTTCGTGTGCCACCTGCACCAAAAGAAAGTATTCCATAATTTTGATCATCAGCATCAACACTTGGAGCAAGTAATTCTATAGTACCCGAATCTCCTGCATTTGTACCTCCCATTATAGTTAATGTTTTATAACCATATCCTGTTTGGTCAGGCGTATCAGTTCCTATTGCTACATTTCCTGAACTGTCTATACGCATTCTTTCTGTAGCATCTTTTGCTGAACCTGTATTGCTTGTATTAAATGTTATAAAGCCACGAGAAGAAACCATCATTTGACTACTCGCATCTCCCATATTTCCAATAGCAAATTTATTGCTACCTATATCTCCTCTTATCTCACTTACCCCTGTGCTTGGAAAAGTTAATAAAGAATTAGCAAGACGCATTTGTTCTGCGTTATTTACTCTAAACAACATATTATCAGTACTATGGTTATATTGTAAACCACCCCTTGTATTATCTCCTCCTCCAGTACCATCAGCAAAAATTAAAGAACCTGTTAAATTTCCATCTGTTGCTATTGTAATTCCACTAACAGCACCCAAACCTCCTACTACTAAATTGTTGGCATTTGTCCAATAATCTGATGCGTCAACTCCAATTCCTACTTTACCAGAACTTTCTATACGCATTCTTTCTGCAGAATCTACACCATTAACCCCACCACATTTAAAACTTATAGAAGTTTCTCCTGTTCCATAAGTGTTGTTTTGTAACACAAAATCAACTGCTGCTGCAATATTACTTGCACCCCCATCAGTTCTAACATTAGTTTGTTGCAAGCCGCCTATAACTGTGCCTGGAGTTATTGAACCCCATCCTCCTGTATATGGTGCTTGTAATTTTATTTTATAAATTCTATATCCATCACTTGCTAAACCATTTAATAGTGTACTTCCTGCAAAAGTTGAACCTGTATTTGCGATTGTTAATTGATTGGTAAAAGTTAAAGGTTGACCTGCTGTATTTGCAGGTGCAGTTTCAAATTGAAATTGACCACCATTGGTCAAATATATTCTTGTGGCAGGTTTTCCTGTTGTGGTTGCAGTTCCATAATCAGCATTTGCAGTAATTACAGTTTCAAAATTTTGTCTTGATGTCATTCCACATCCAACAGTTCCTACATCTAATCTTATATTCCCTGAAGAAGCAACTGGTTCTACACCAATACCTACATTTCCCCCAGAATTTATTGTTAATCTTGGAGTATCTGCAGTTTTAATAGCAAATGAATGTGAGGTACTTGTTCCAATAGACATTCTAATTGGACTTGAATCGTGATAATCCCAATCACTTTTTACTGCACCACCATTTCTTTTTGCTTCAAATAATTTTACTGAACCACCACCTGCATAAGCACCCTCTGAACTAACTACTGTTGTTCCTGCTACTGTACTAACAAAACTTGAAGTTAAACCTGTTATACTTCCTGCAAAAGTTGAACTTGTACCTAATACTGAAATACCTGTACTTGTAGTTTCAAACTTTTTAGCTGTGTTAAAATATAATTCTGCTGCTCCTGTTGCACCAAAAAATGCCATAAAACCATTATTAGCAGGGTTTTTAATCTCAAGTCCATTTGTTAATATTTTTAATAGTCCTGTTCCTGTATCTTCTATATAACTATTACTTCCATCGTGGTATATTTGAAGGTCTTGTGATGCTCCAAATTTTGCAGCTACTTGGTCTCCGTAATTAGTATGGTCATTAAATTGTGTTACACCTGTCATAGTTCCACCTGCAAGTGGTAAATATAAACCTGCTGAGGTATCTACATAAGCAGTCGTTGCTACCTTTGTAGAATTGTTATTTGCTGATTGTGTTACTGCAGTAGTTAAAGTGTTTATTGTACCATTTAAATCGCCTAAAAAAGTAGGGGATGTAATTGTTCCTGCTGCTAAAGTATTTCCACTTGTAGCATTTACTGTAAACTTATTAGTATTGATTGCTAAGTCTCCGGTAAAAGCAACGTTACCAGTTGATGCCTGAGCAGTAAATTTATTTGTGTTTATTGCTAAATCTCCTGTTGCATTTAAATTACCTGTTGTGCTTAAGGTTCCTGTTACAGTTATTAAATTGCCTCCAGTCTCTCGCATTATAGAATCAGCGATAATTTGATTTGCTGTAAATCTTGGAATATTACCATCGTTAGCATCGCCAGTTCCTGTTCCATCTATTTGTGTGTGATCTAATTTTGTCCACTCGTTGTTTGCACCTGCTATAATCCAATCGCCTACGGCCCAATTTGTAACACCATTAATTGTACGAGCTCCTCCAACACTTACAACGTAATAATGGCCTTGAGTTATAAAAGGAGTTTTGTCTATTGTATAGGCCTCTCCTGAAAGCATTATATCAGCACTTAAAGATAGAGTTGTATCGCTATCAACATTAGTTACTAAAGCAACGGATCCGTCTACTTGATTAACTACTTGATCTCCTACCGATACTGTTGTTAAAAAGTTTTGCCCTGCAGTATTATCTACTAATTTGTTTGCTGTTGTTGAAGTTGTTGTTCCTGAATCTGCCTCGCCTCCTCCTGATATTATTACAGGATCATTTGCCGGCACATCCCAGCTTCCCATAAATCGCAAACCTCCTGCTAAGCCATTTATTTGAGATTGTAATTTTCCAATACCTTGTACGATGGTATCAGTTGCTAAAACGCTTGCAGCAGAGGGAGAAGGTAACCCTGTTAATACTTTTGCTGTTACAGAGTTGTTATCTAAAGTAATTGCGGCACTAACATTTAATGTTCCATTAACCCCTGAGAGAGTTGCTGTGGCTTGTCCTGTTAAAGACAGATCCCTTGGCGTTGCCCAAGCAGTAGCAGTATCTGAATTTCCTGTTAAATCTCCCGTGACATTTCCTAATAAATTTCTATGAATTGTTGCAGGCAAACTTAATGTAATTGCTTGACCGCTTCCAGAACTTTCAATTTGATTTGTTGTTCCTAATACACTAAATGTTTCAGAGTTTAAAACAACTGCTCCGCTTCCTGAATCTGTTGTAAAATCTAAATCGCTTGCATTATTTAAACCTTTTACAAATGCTGTTGTCGCTACTTTTGTTGAGGTATCGCTTGATGCCTGTGTTGTAGCTGAAACCCCATCAGCAAGAACAGATGTTGCAGTTACATTACCAGTTAAATCGCCATCTACATTTCCAGTTACATTGCCCTGTAAATCTCTATGTACTGTTGCAGGCAAAGATAAACTTAATCCTTGATTTGCAGCAGCTGTTACTATTTGATTAGTTGTTCCTGTTATTGCTAAAACTTGAGTATTTAAAGTTACATCTCCAGTTCCTGAATCTCCGCTAAAATCTAAGTCAGATGCTGCGTCTAAAGAATCAACGTATTCTGTTGTCGCTACTTTAGTTGAATTATCTCCTGCTGATTGTGTAGTTGCTGTTGTCGCTGTATTTATAGTTCCGTTTAAATCCCCTGCAAAGGTTGTACCTGTAAAAGTTCCGCTAATAGTAACGCTATTTGGTAATCCTATTGTTAAGGTTTGAGCGTTTCCGCTTGTTTCAATTTCGTTTGTTGTTCCTAAAATACTAAAGTTTTGAGAATCTAAATCAACAGCAGGTGTTCCAACATTTGAATCGCCTAAGAAATCAAGATCTGAAGCAGTTACAACAGCATCTACATACGTTTTAACTGCAGCACTTGTTGGAACTGAGGTATTGTTATTAAAATTAGCAATACCATCAGCAGAAGTTACCCATTGAGTAATAGTAACACCTGTTCCAGTATCTTTTAAAGAGCCCCATTCTAAAATTGAGGTTACTTTAAAGTCTCCTGCATTATTTAGATATAAACCAGTAGCATTTCCTGAACCATCAGTTAATTGTTTTAAAGTTGCTGTTATTGCGGCATTGTCGGTTGTTTTAATAAGACCGGGATATGTAGCAGAAATTTTTGTATTAAATAAAGTTGCCATAATTAATTTTTATTTTTTTTTTGTTTCTTTAAAAACATTTTAAGTTTTTGTATATTCTTTTCTTTTGGTTTATATCTCATAATACCCATCCATTAAATATTGCATCTTGACTTGGATCAATGTCATCATTGCTATTTGAATAATACTCAGGAAATAAATTTTGATTAAAATTCATATAATCAATAAATCTTCTCGTGTAATATTCTGCATATTCTCTTGCTTTAGCAACTAAATAATCCAATTCCTCTTTTGTTGCTGATTCACTATTTTCAGATGTGTGCTTAAATACCCCTCCATTTTTAATTTGAAATGCCGCAAATGGAATATAATCTACTTGAGTATACCAAATTAACATAGGCTGAATATGAGATACCATTAAGTTGTAATAATTTGGATTTAAAACCTCAGTTAAAGTGCCGGCAGTAATTAAAGCCTCAAATTTTTGATATAACTCTGTTCCTAAAAAGTTTTGTATATGAATAGTTTGAGAAATTCTTATAAAATATATAAATTTGCTTGTATCTACATTACCATCTATAAGACTATTTCTTACAAGATCTGTTCTATTAATAAATAAAGGTGTTGCCATAATTATTTCTTTTTCGGATTTCTTAAACTTCCGTCTTTTTTATAAAAAGGATTATCAGGCAAAAAACCTCTATAATCCATTGAACGAGGTTGAACAGATACCTCAAAATCATTTCTTACTATATAGCCATCAATTTCAGCAGATCGTGTTCCAATTATATCCTTTGAAGTCTTTAAGTTAATATTTGAATCTTTGCTTTTAAAAGTAACTCTCCTCCAAGAATGATGACAATTTCCTCCTCCTTTAAATTTCCAAATTGAGTAAGTCAAAGAATCGCCTTTTGGACCCCAACCGGGATTTACAGGCCTATCTGTCATTCTTGTAATATCTTCTTTACGATATAATTTATTAGCATCTACCATTGCAATACAAAATTTACGAGGGCTATTGCTCTCTCCACCATTATATTTTTTTGGATAATAATAATATCTAACTTTAAAATAATTTTCTTTTATTTTTTTATCTTGTTTGCTTCTTGCATTAGGATATGCTCTACCTGTGCTAACTAAATTTAATATTTTATTTAAAGTAGTTGCTTTTTTATCGTTCTCTAAGTTTAAAACATCGACAATAGCATCGTATTTATCCTCATTATCGTAATCTACATCGATTTCATCTATAACATCCCAATTATTTAAATCAATATCTTCGCCTAAAGCAATTAATTCAGAAGCTATTTCATTATCATTATCTTTTGAATTAGAGCTACAGCATAATTTTTCAGCTTTTACGCAATTTGGCCTTCTTTTTCCGTCTATCATTTTATAACCATCTTGCCGATAACCATCCCAACAAGGAGATTTTTTTAAACTCTCGTGATTTTCACAAGGCATAAACCATATTTCGCCCTCAACTTCGTGCTCGTGGGATCCACCACATCCCATTTCTTTAGCTTTTGTCTCAGCTTCTTCTTTTGTTTTATAGGCTTGTTTGCCATCAATCATTTTTAGATTAAATTTTTGCATCTCAACACCTGTTTCTTCTTCAATATCCTCTTTGTCTTGTATTGATTTGTCAACCTCAGTAAATTCTAAGGGCTGTAACGTTGTAAAGTATAGGTTTAAAGCAATATCATTAACAGCAAGTAGTTTATCAAAGCAACCTAATAAAAGTTCCTGAAATGGCCTTATAACAGTATTGTCCATTAATATAGATGCGTTTTTAATTTCATCAGCATTAGAAGAAAAACCAGATTCAGTTCTAATTCCAAGTAACATAGGAGAAACAACTCGATGAGCAACTAATATTTTGGATTGAGATTCAGAGCTTAAAAATTTATATTGCTCAGAGGCATCGCTTAATTGAACAGGAGTAATTTCCGCTTGACTTTCTTTATTATCATTAAAAGCAAGAATAAACTTGCCTGCGTTTGAACTGCCTGAAAATTTTTGTGCTATTCTTTGTTCGATTAATTCCCTTTGTTCTTGATTTGGAGTGCCATTATTAAAATTTATGAGCATACTCGGAGCGAGGCCCTGTAAAATATTGTTCAAATGGTAATTGCTAATTTCTTCTTCAAGCTCGGTATATTGTAGGCCTCCCTGATAAGCAACAGGGGAGTAATAGTAAAAACCTGCTTTATAAGGTTTAATATAATAAATTTCAATATTTTCTTTGCTTGTTCCAAATGCCGGTATTCTTAAAGGTTTGTCTGAGGGTTTAATTGAGGGCCAGTCATTCCAATAATAATATCCCTCAATATCGCCATCTTCATTTGCTTTTTCTGCTCTTAATGTTTCAATTGGAAAATGCTCGCACATTGCAATTTTTGTTCTTGCTTTATTATAAACAACTTGTATTGCAGCTTGACCCATTAAATAAAAATCATAACAAACCTTTTGGATCATCTCAGGCTTTAAAAGAGTAATCATTTGAGCGTATTGCTCAGGTCGTCTATTTGAGTCTGTTGCATTTAAACCTTTGCCGTATATTTGTTGTGATATACCATTTATACAAGCATTATTTGTTGGAGAGCCATTATATCGATCAATAAGGAATTGAAAATAATTATTATCTGCACCATATTGAACCCAATCTCTATTCTTAACCTCAACAATCTCAGGAGATGTATAAGTAGCTAAATTAACAAAACTAAATTCAGATGTGTTTTTTGCAAATCTCCCTAAATTATCTCTTTTTTTATTTTTTCTCATAATTAAAAAACCTTATATGTATTATCAAAGGAATTAAATGTTTTATATATTCCTAAATTTAAATCGTAATATTCATCCTCCATTTGATCAATCTCCTGATCTGTGCAAAATATTTGATCTCTAAATAAAGTTGCATCTGTTGTTCGATCTATATTCCAAAATAAATTATCGTTTTCCCATAATTGATAATTTGTATTCCATACGTTAAAATCTGAATAAAATCTAACATCATAAAAATGACCTTCTACTAATATAGGATTAAATGCTTGATTAAAAGTTAAATAATTTCCAGAAGTAACCCCTGTCGTAATATCATAAACTTTAATAATATTTGTACTATCATCAGTTATTGACATTGAAAATTCATCTGCAAAAATTCGAGGAATTACTTTAAATGTTTGAGCTGTAGTAATAGTTTTAAATACAATCATACCTATATAACGTATTAAATAAGTTATTTTGTATTAACATTAAACCAAAAAAAAAGCACCCTATTGAGTGCTTAATTTTATATCTATAATATTAATTTATGGAGTTGGATTAATTGAATCCCCATCAATAGGTGTAAGTAGAGTATTTGCACTTAAAAAATAAGGTGCAGCCTCTTCCATCCCTTCCATCACAATGGTAAATCCTGAAAGGTCTCCCGGAGCCGATCCAGTCACAGAAGTGCCTGATGTAAGTTCCATTCCATTTTCAAATCCACAAAGAAAAACATTTCCGTAGTAATCTTCGACAGCCACATATGGACGGCCTACTGCTACAATTTGTAATTCGTTTTGAGTTAAAGCATCTAAATAAGTAAAAGTAGCATTTAGAGTTTGTGTATAAAAAGTTGTTCCATTCTCTCGAGAGGAGGTTACTGTTGTTTCTAAATTCGAATTTCCTTTAACATCCCATTTAGTCCAACCTGTTACCGATCCCGTAAATGCGGAAACTTTTCCGTCTGTAAAGGTTACTCCTGTTAAACCTCCGAAATCTGCGAAATATATAGTTTTTATTCCACCAAAAGCGCTTTTGCAGGGTAAACTTCTTCCCGTAGTTACTGTACAAGCCATAAGTATTTTATTTTTTTATAAATAAGGGTAAGCAAGTTTTATCTAACTTACCCAAATTTTAGTTAATTTTAAGCGTATTCTACTATATCAGAAGCAATACCAAATTGCACGCCTGAAGTAAAACGCATTACCATTCTTACGTTGTTGGATCCGTCCAAGTCTACCATATCAAGAACTCTAATTTCTTGGTTATTGTTTAAAAGACCTGTTCCAAAATATAAATTTGATATTTCAGCCGCATACATTTTGTTATCACTCATTCCCGGACAAACAAAAATCTGAACGCCATCTATTGTTAGTGAACCATTGTTCCACCATTGAGTTCCTTTATTATCAACCCCTGCATTTGAAGTAGCAAGAACTGAAAAACCTCCAAGAGCTTGTACATAAAATTTAGCGGCAGAACTTGGAATATATATTCTTAACGAATCTTTTCCATATAGTGTATTTGGTATAGCACTTACTACCTTTTGTAATTCTGCTATAATATTTCCGGCAGCTAAGCCCCCACCAACAGCAGCAATTTGTTGTCCTGCAGGAATATCTCCAGCAGCAGCAGAAGCAGCAATTAATTTTTCAAAGCCATCAAAAGAATTATTTGATACAGCGGCAGAATCTCCTTGCCAAATGTTTAATTCAGTTGATTGAGCAACCTCAGCAGCAACGTGAGCAATTAAAAAATCACTAAACTTTGGTGGTAGATTTTGATTAAGTCCAAATCCCATCGCTTGGCTCTCCCAATCGTTTACAAAATCTTTTTTACAAAGTTGCAAATTTACCTGCAACTCAGTAGGCTGAATTATTCTTTCAGTTAATGTAATAGTTGATGTTGGATCAAAATCACAAGTAGCAGGATTTACTAAAGAACTTGTTGCAAGTTTTTTAATTACCTCTTTATAACCGATATTTGCTTTTACTGTTAGACCACCATCACTAATCGTACTCGCCTCAAGAAGCGCCGCAGCGATATAATCCCCTGCAAACTCACCGGCGTAACTTGTCGTAACGTTTACAGCAGTTGCAAGTTGTACTTTGTTTAAATTACTCATTTTATTATTATTTTATTTATTAATTATTATTATGATTCTGAAACCCAAATTCCTTGTCCACCTATAATATACCATTCAGTTAATGATACCGCTCTAAGTGCTACCCAGTCTCCTTTTAAAGCTGTTGCTTTAGTATTTTCTAAGTCTTTATCTAAAACTCCAGACGCACTAAATACTGCTGCAGCTTGAGTCATACTCCCAACAATTTTATTTGTATTTTTTGGAGAAATTACTAATTTGACAGCAGCATCTGCTCCTGTGTTTCTAAAGAATACTGTGCTACCTAAATTTCCTGAGTTAATTAAAGGTAATCCAATTGTTAATGCATCTACGGCTACGTTATGATCATTTCCTAAATCTGAATCTGAAATGTCTCCTGTGGCTGTATAATAAGATTGTGCAACTTGGTTGCGAACTTCATCATTTGATAAATAGTTGTAAGTGCTCATTTTTTAATTTATTTTATTATTTATTATTTGTTTAATCTTGCTAATACTCTGTCTAAAGCTGTTCCTACTCTTTTTTGTGAATATAAATAACCTTTGTTTTTATTCTCTTTTTTTTCAGGACTATGTTTAATTGGATTTGTTGCAGGTTTTGATAATTCTTCTTTTACCTTTTCTTCAACCTCTTTATTAAACTCCTCTTTTATTGTTCTTGATTTTGGTTGTCTTGAAACATCATCTTCTTCCATTTCAACTTCTTCTTCTTCCATATCTTTTCCGCCTACTTTAGATTTTAAATCTGAAATAGCATCCTCAAGATTTTTTATTCTTTTTTCCATACCTGCCCAGTCTTCAACATCTGCTTCTTTACCATCATCTTCATAATTATCATCTTTGTCCTCTAAATCCTCAGTGACTTCTTCTTCTTTTTTTTGTGGTGCTTCATCTGAAACATCTCTTACATCATCAATAATTCCCTCCTCAGAAATTACTAAAAGCCTTGAGTCCTCCAAAATATATTCTCCAACAGGCAAAGCAACACGCTCATCATCTGTTTTAATAAATATTTCTTTTCCTTTTTCAAATGAATCAGACTCAACGATTGTACCATTTTCTAATTTCATTTCTTCAAGTTTAACTTCTATATTTAAAAGTGTCTTGATTTGATTTAACATTTCTGTAGATTTCATAATTGTTTATATATAACGTGGTTTAAATTTAATTTTGTATTTTCAAGTTATTCTTGTTATTGATCCAATACCCTGTGCCCATATAGATCCGTCACAACATTCTCTTGAATAAGTATTTTCATCAGGACATAAACAAGCTCTTTGACCTCCGTTTTGAGAGCTACGAGCAGGAATATAACCTGCAGATCCCGGTCCTATATTTCTTTTTTTTCTAATTGGCATTAAGTATTTGTTTTATAGATTCAATTAGTTTATTGTTTTTCATATCTTCTTTTATAGATTCATTAGGTCTTTCAGTCATACGATCAGCAAAATAACCCTCAATAGAAAATCCTTTTACTTTTTTTGTCCTAACATATTCGTTCCAAACATTATCGTTATTAACTTTTACAGTTCCCATCCAAGTTCCAACAGGAACATCCATATTGTATAATCTGCTTTTATCTTTTGTATCGCTCTCTACGATCCAAGACTCAACTAATGTTAATCCACTTAATTCGTGTTGATGTTCTAAAGTTGAATTATTTTGATTGCCATTTTTTAAATATAATTGAGAAGCCTTTGAAATAGTTTCTTTTGAGAAATAAATATAATATTCCTCTTTGCCTGATTTTCTGTAAATAGGTTTATTAGGAACAAGCAAAGCACCCATTAATAACTTTTTATCTTTTGAAATTTCTGCTAATTTTATTTCATCGCTTTTTAGCGCAATAAAATTTTCTTCAATGGCAGGAGATTCCACTATTGATATTGCATCAACGCCTGAATCCTCTTGTTCTTCATCTAATATTAATTCTATAATTCTCATAATAATATAACGTAGTAATTTTTTTTATTTGTATTTATATTGTTGCACCATCTATAATGTTTCTTTCTAAACTTTGAGAAGTTGTTACATCGCCGCTAACAACAAATGCCTGAACAGGTTGTTGCGTTTGGGATCCAATAGCATCAGCTAATTGATTTGTATCGCTTGCACCTACTGTATTAAACTCAGGTGGAACAGAGGGTGCAGCCCCTCCACCGCCTCCGCTGACTGTTGGGCTTGGTGTTGCCCCTTTTCCATCTGCTTTAGTTGATGCTATTTTTTTAATTTGGATAGCACTAAATGCTCCTGCTAAACCTGCTTGTATAAATGGGTAAGCAGGAAAAACTTTTGTAACAGGGCTTCCCTGAGCAGTAGTAAAAGCATTTTGAACCCCCTCAATTCCTGAGATTGTTGCTTG